TAGTAAAGCAGTAAGTGATATGAAGTTTGTTGCGACTGCTGGTATGAAAGCAGAGGCAAGAAAAGGATTAAACTGGAGAAAAGAATATAATCGTGGTGGTACTAACATAGGTGCAACAAGAGCAACGCAAATTGTAAACGGTGATAATATGTCAGCAAGTACTGTACTTCGCATGTACTCTTTTTTTGCAAGACACGAGTCAGACAAAACAGGACAAGGTTTTAAACCAAGTGAAAAAGGATATCCAAGTGCTGGACGTATAGCATGGGCGTTATGGGGTGGAGACGCTGGATTCAGTTGGAGTAAAACACAACGAAATAAAATAATGACAGCTAGAGGTGAGAAAGCAGAGGCTAGTGATTTAAAAGTAGGAGACATGGTGTCTTGGGATAATTCAGGTGGACGTGCTAGTGGAAAAATTACAAGGATTGTTAGGTCGGGTAAATTAGCTGTACCTAAAACAGAATTCACGTTAAATGCTACTGAAGATAACCCAGCTAGTTTGATTCGCTTATATAGAAACAACGAGCCAACGGATACTATAGTAGGGCATAGATTCGCAAGTTTACGCAAAATAGGTGCAAAACAAGCCCCTAGTCTCGCAAATAAGGCGGTTAATAATAACGTGTAATGGTAATGTAACTCGGAATATAGCAAATTATGTTTAAATTAGGTAAAGGGTCAAAAGAAAAATTAAGTACAGTCCACCCTGATTTGCAACTAATATTTAACGAGGCAATAAAAATAACTCATATTGACTTTGGTGTAACTGAGGGCATTAGAAGTAAAGAGCGTGGCAGACAATTACAAGCTGAGGGAAAAAGTAAAGTTGGCGACAAGTCAAAACATTGTAAAGGACTTGCTGTTGATATTGCTTGTTATGATATGGGTAAAATAACTTGGGAATTAGAATATTACGAGGCTGTAGCACAAGTGGTTGGAGAGGTTGCAGATATGTTGGATATAAAAATAAGATGGGGCGGTAGTTGGGAGACTGGAAATTTTACGTTAAATCGTGATATGAGTTTTATTGACGCTGTACACTTTGAAATAATTGTTTAAATTAATTATCTTGGATATGTTTATATGGCTGACAAGATTCGAATAAGCAAAAGAAAAGATTATAATGAGCAGTTACGTTTATACAATAGTCTATCAAAAAACCTTAATGCAAAATTAAAAAGACTGTTTGCTAAAACAGCACGACAAGCAGAGCAAGAATATATTGCTAACCAAGACATGTATTATTTTTTTACAGAGCCATTTACTGATGGGCTGTATAAAATATTGGAAAGTCATTATCGGTTAGTTATAAACACAATGGCAACTCGCATGGTTAAAATGAGGCGTAAACAAGATGAAGAATATGACGCACTTGTTAAAACTTATGTTGCTGATGTGTTAGCTGGTCAAGTTACAAATATATCTGTTACCACAGAGGCACAAATTAAAACAATCATAACTCAAGCCATTGCTGGAAAAATTATTATTGACAAAATACCACAAACATCAATTTTTCAAATAGGTCGGTTGATACGTAAAAACAAATCGTTCGCACCATACAGAGCAAGAATGATTGCTCGTACCGAAACGCACTCAACAATGAATTTTACTAACTTTGCAATATCAGGACAGCTAGGTTTAAACAATCCTGTTAAACAATGGAACACAGCAAGTGATGAACGTGTACGTGATTGGCATAAGGTTATGGATAATAAAAAGGTTGGGCGTGATGAATATTTTAAAGTTCTAACACCTGTTGCTGGTGGTACGTTTACAGAAAAACGCATGTTGTATACTGGTGATATGCTTAATGGTGGACCGTTAAATGTCATAAATTGTCGGTGTTTTACACTATATTACGATTCAGAAGACGAAATTATCCTATAACTCTATACAACTCAATAACTTATACCGTAAAAAAAACTGTACTTATATTACTTATATGTAATAATTACATAGTTACATTCGATTAATAACTAGGAGTTTGAAAATGAGTAAAACACAAATGACACAACAGCACGTTCGAGTAATAGCTTTAGAATCTTTTTTTAAAGTAAAGAAATTAAAAAATAAGATGTCTAAATTAGAGATGGATTTTTTGTATTCGTCTATAACATTAATGAACATGGAAGTAGCTTTGCGTACTGATACATATGCTAATGGTACTGAATACAATATTCGCAAAAGTGAGGTTGAGGAATTAAGGTTAGACAACAAAAGACTGAGAGTAAAAATTCATCATGTACAACAAGATATGGCAAATGAAAATGATTTATTAATGAGAGCGTGTATTGAGAACGAAGATTTTGTTAAAACGTTTCTTGATGAAGATGAGGACGCTGTAAATAAATATCCAGAGTTTAAATTATTACATGACGCTGTAACTTTGGTTGAGGCTTGCTAAATTAACAGGGAGCAGAAATGCTCCCACTTACTAGGAGATATATTATGTACGAGATTTATAAATATCATATACGTAGCGACAAAACTTTTAAATTCGAATGCGAGTATGACGATTACATTATAAACACTATTAACGAGAATAAACTGAAGTACGCAAATGAGCTTAGTGATGTTTTAAGTAGTGGTGGCAGTGAAGATGATGTTTGGTGTCCACCAAATGATTGGTATCCGATAAACGGCTTGTTTGTTTATAAAGTAGATACGTATTTAAAAGATGGTGCTAATGAAACACATTGCGGACATGAGTTTGTTGTTGTTGAGGGTTGTGACTTACCAAATGACGCATTAACTTGGATTGACGATAAGCCAGTAGGACGCAAAATGTTTACGTTAGAGCATTTAATTGGTTGTACTGCAAATTATTATTAATAAAAACTTAAACAGGAGAAATAAAATGAGAGCATATACAAAAAAATTTATAGAATCACAAACTGACGAATGGTTACGAGACTTTTCCGATAAATACGAGGACGCAAGTGCGACAAAAAGATTAGCACTCTATGACCATTATAAGTTAGTAGAAAAAGAGCTAACTGACCGTTATGAGCAGGAGTGTAAGGAGTTGTATGAGGCTGAAACACGTATGGAGTTAGGCTCTACTGCATGTAATTATTTAGATGGTGTTTATGATTATGATGACGTTGGAGACCCTAGCGATAATTGGGAGTAGCAGTACAGGAGCAAGGACGCTCCTCTGTTTTAGAGTGTGTACTCTAACTGATGATTTCAAAAGAATGAAACAGAATTAACTAGGAAAATATTATGAAAAAACAATATAACAAGAGTGGTCAAGAAATAAGGGTTGGGCGTGAGAATCCTGATGAATATATGTCTTTATTGGAGATATTAGGTGGTTTTATAGTACTTGGGCTTGGTTTGGTGTGTACATACCTAATTCTACTTTTAGGCAGTATATACAGCGTTTAAGGCGTACTATTAACTCGTAATATCAATATTTATTAAACAATGGAGCAAATTATGACAAATCTAGTAAGAAACCCAATAATAAACAAGTACGGTTGTACTAATACAGTTGGTCAATATATTCATGGTACATATGATACCAAAGTTATTGACGTGAAATGTGGCACAACTGATTTAGACGGAAGTACTTTAACATGTGATTCGTGTTGGAAAGAGTGGCACGATAAACACCCAAACGGTCTTACATCATTTTATGGTGGAGATGATGATTATGATGACGGCATACTATAGGAGCTAAATATGAAACTACTAACAAAAGAAATAGAAAAAAAACTATTAGCAAACAACGGTAAAAGCTGTGCAGGCTCAGGACGCAGTATGGAGAACAATAAGGTAGTTGTTAAATTCTTTAACCCATCAGGACAGGCAACTTGGTGGCTTTACTCTATGGACGATAATGGTATTTGTTTTGGTCTCGCCCAGATGTTTGGTAGAGATACTAGAGAATACGGATATTTTGATATTAATGAAATTAAATCTATTAAATGTCCACCGTTTGGATTACCGATAGAAAGAGATATGTATTACACACCTGAAACCTTTGGAGAACTATTATGACATTCGATATTAAAAAGTTTGCTAGTCAAATGGCACAATTAAATGGCGTTGAAGTATATACGTATAATGACGATAATGATTTTGTAAAAGTTGAAGTCGTTAATGAAGATGATAAAAAAGAGGAGGCTGAAAATGAAGAAAAAAATAAACAAGAGTGAGGCTGTCTTTAAACACTTGGTATCACATGGCTTTATAACTACATGGGACGCTATTACTAAATACAAAGCTACAAGGCTTAGTAGCATTATCTATAACTTGCGTAACAAAGGTTATGATATTGAAAGTGTTTGGGTAGAGGATAAGCCTAGCAGATTTGTTATGTACACGTTAAAAGAATAAGATATAATAAAATTTACTTGCTTGATTTTTTAGAGGGTTAACAGCCCTCTTTTTTTTGCTTGTAATAAAGCCTATTCTATTGCTAGAATGATATAACTTTACTTGACAGGGAAATCATAATATGTCTCAAGAAATTTTAGAAGTTGTAAATGATGTTTTTGATATTGAATGTGAATATAAAGATTTAGACGCAGATGATGATGGTAGCTTTGAGGGTTATGGGTCTGTATTCAATAACAAAGATTTAGGCAATGACGTTATCAAGTCAGGAGCATTCGCTGATTCAATAAAATACAAAAAGCCACGACAAATTAAATTACTTTACCAGCATAAGACGGACGAGCCTATTGGAGTTATTGATAGCCTAGTTGAAGATAGCAAAGGGTTAAAAATTAAAGGTCGGTTGGCTATGGGTACGCAGAAAGGTAAAGAGGTGTATGAGTTAATGAAAATGGGTGCGTTAGATTCTATGTCAATAGGCTATAGGCTTAGCCCAGATGATTACAAATACAGCGACAAGCTGAAGAAACGAACAATTACGAATTTGGATTTGATGGAAATATCAATGGTGACGTTTCCTATGAATCCCAAGGCTAAAGTAACGAAAGTTAAATTAGCACATATGGACACAAGAGAGTTAGAGGAATACTTACGAGATGTTGGTGTTATGTCAAGCTCTGTTGCTAAGCAAACTGCAAATATACTATATAAATCTTACCAAGAACAAGATTTATTAGAACAGCGAGATGTTGTTGATAGTATTAGTGCATTAATTAATACGATTAAACATTAACGGAGATTATAATGAGTGAAGAAATCAAATCTGTTATAGACAACTTGGGTAAATCTTTTGAAGATTTCAAAGGTGAAAACTCAAAACGTCTTGACGAAGTTGAAAAGAAAGGCTCTGCTAGTGCTGAACTTGAAAGCAAAATTGATGCTATGGCTGACGACATCACAAAGATGGCTGAGACAAAGCAAAAAATTGAGTTGCAAGCAAAGGCGTTAGAGGACGCAGAAGTTAAACTAGATAAAATAGAAACAATGTTAGCAAGACCTGAGACAGGGCTAGATTCAAAAGAAGTTGACACACAAATGAAAGCCTTTGGTCAAATGCTAAGAAAAGGTAAGGACAATATAGACCCAATGGAATTAAAAGCTCTTTACGAGTCTGATGATACATTAGGTGGATATTATGCTCCTGTTGAGTATGTTGCTGACCTTATAAAATCAGTAACTGAAATATCGCCTTTACGTTCAGTAGCAAGAATCAGAACTACATCAAACCGAGCAATAGAACTTCCTAAAAGAACAGGACAATTCGCTGCCTCGTTTGTAAATGAAACTGCTACACGTACAGAGACAACAGGTTATCAAACAGGCTTAATGCAAATAGACGCACACGAGTTGTACGCTATGGTTGATATTAGTCAGGCGTTGTTAGAGGATTCAGCTTTTAATTTAGAGTCTGAAATGTCTACAGAGTTTGGTGAGCAGTTTGCAAAGGCTGAAGGTACTAAATTTATAAATGGTACAGGTGTTGGTACTCCACAAGGAATAACTGATACTGGTGCTGGTGTTGCTACTGTTAATTCAGGAAGTGGTACAGTACTAACCACAAACGGACTTTTAGACTTAATGTACTCTATTAAATCTGACTATATGAACAACGCAAGATTTCTTATGAACAGAAGTACCTTTGCGTCAATCTTAAAGTTGGAGGATACAGAGGGGCAAAAAATATTTGTTCAAGGTATGTCTTATGTTGGTGGTGCTCCAAGTACAATTTTAGGTAAACCATATTTGTTAGCAGAGGATATGCCTAATGTTGGAAGTTCAGCAAAACCAATAGCATATGGTGATTTCTCAAGAGCTTATACTATTGTTGATAGAGTTGCTTTATCAATAATGAGAGACCCATATACAGTTGCTACTGCTGGTAGCATACGTTATCACGCCAGACGTAGAGTTGGTGGAGCAGTTGTTCTTGCAGAGGCTATAGCACTGCAAAACATATCAGCATAATATAGGAGATTAATTATGAGAGATATTGCAAATAGGGTAGTTCAGTCAGCAGTGTTGGCTCCAGTAGTTCAAAATGCAACAGTTACATCTAGTGCTATTGATTTGCTTGGTTTTAATTCTGCTATGATATCTGTAGCAACAGGTATTGAGGGAGTTACATTGAGCAGTTCAGTTCATTGGACTTTTATACTTCAACACTCTGATGATGACAGCACATATACAGATGTTACTTCTAGCAAAGATGTAACAGATGGAACTGTTGATTCAGATGGTATTTTTTTAAAACTAGATGACAATGCAGAGACACCACAAGTGTCTGGTATTGGTTATATTGGTGGCAAAAGATATTTGAAGATAATTACTACCAAGACAGGAACTATGAGTACTGGTACAGCTATGAGTATAAATTGCATTAAAGGCGACGCTATTGACGCTGGTGATGTAACAACTACATTCGTATAGCTTGTAAGTTTGTGGGGAGTGGTTTTGATTGCTCATTGTCTGCTCCTCACTCTTTATGGAGATAATTATGAAAATTAAAATGTTAGTAGACGCACAAGGCTCTGGGAACATATCTGGCAACGCTATTAAACA